AAATAAGCTCAGCAAGTTAGGCTTTGTTCCCAAAAATCATTGCCAGAAATGTATTAAAAAACGTTTCAAGCTAGTACAACAATCACTAGCAGAAAATAAGACTTGCCCTTCCTTACACGTTGATCATGCTGATGTAGAACTCGAATATACACATCTTGACCCTGAAGCTGTTAATTCTAGTGCGCCTGGTAATCATACCAAGTTCATGAAGATTAAATCGTTAAGGGTTGAGTCATTTATGACTCCAACCACAAAATCCCAAGAAGATGTGACGAAAGAGGTAGCAAAATTTATCAACACTACCTACACTGCTGAAGCTACTGATACTGCGAAAGAGACGACAACTTACACCCTGTTATCTCCAATTACACCAAAACCCGATGTAGCTGCTGAACTCATGACACCTACGACAACCACCCATGCAGATTTAGAAGCACAAATTGTGCTTACTCAATCTCTCCTCGACGTAAAACCACCCACCGACATTAAAGCTGAATCCACTAAAGATCCAGGACATTTGGACGTGAGAACTGCGATAAAGAAGAACATCGTGCGACTCAGTTGGGGGAATCGCTCCCTCAACGGTATAGGTTTGTGCGGCAGATGGATTCTTATGCCTAGACATTTTTTCGCCGGAATTGATACACCATACATTTCCGTGACATTAAAGTCACGTGGAAACATTTTCCACGCTATTTTGATGATGAAAGATATCTACTCATTAGGATCCTCTAAAGTGAATGGACAGATATTGCTTGATGATATCGTTCTTGTGAACTTTAAAGACTGTAACACACTCCCTGTTTTCAAAGATATCCGAAAACACGTATGTCAAGAAGATGATCTAGGTAAGGCTGTTTATGGCGAAGCTTCTCTTGTAGTGCTGAAACCAGAAGACGAATTTCTAATTCATTCTATTCCCTCTCTCCAAGTTGCGACTGAACGTGCCACAAATTTGGCTGGTGCTCGCTATGCAGTAGCGAGCTCTTGGACTTATCACTGTGGTACAGAAGCTGGTGACTGTGGCTCTCCTGTTATAGCAGTCAATACTAGTATGCCAAACAAATTAATTGGTATACATATTGGCGGTTATGCAGGTGAAACCATAGGTTACGCCATGATTTTAAAACACAAAAAGATCATGGAAATACTCGACGGAAAGACCGACACAGGTGGATATGTCTCAGTTCGTGACATTGAAGCCTATTGCTCAGAAGTTTTTGACTGTACACCCAACGAACTACCCGAAGAACATGGATTGAAATTCGTTCCAAAA